ATCCCTCTTTCGGATGAATTTGGAGATATTACATATCTTGGAAAACGATATAGTAATCTTGGCATAAAGGCGGAGGAAATATAAATTGTCTATAATTTTTTATGAATATGAATATTGTGAAAAAATTCTAAAAAAAGGGGTAAAAAAACTTTTTCAAAGAGATTTAAATTATCTTGCAAAATATTGGGAATATAAAGGAGAAAGTTATGAAAATATACAAAAAAATATTGAGGTGTTCTGTATTCGAAACAATGAAGATTTTAATGTAATACAAAGTTCGGAAATGATTTATAGGGCGCTTACTCATGCTAAAAATAACTATTTACGTTTTCCAACACCAATTATTATTACTCAGGCAGAAGTAAATACTATACGTTCTTTAGATGACTACAGAAAAGAAAAATTTCTTTTTATAATGTTACTTTGTGCCAAATATTTTAAAACACATAAATCTACTAAACATCCCAAAAGAAGTAAATTTGATAATACACTTTATAGCAATAGTTCAATAAAATATATTAAAGAAATAGCCAGAGTGGAATTTACTAGAAAAGAATGGAAAGAATTAAAACATGAACTTACAATAAAAGGATTAATTTCCCCAACTATTTTTGGAAGTAATTATTGGGCAGTAGGCTTTAGAAATGAAAATTCAGAACCTTGCTTTATTATTAATGATTATAGAAATATTATTGCTTATTATCAAGAATATTGCGGAGAAGTTATGGTTGATTGTGAAAATTGTGGAGTTAGAACTTCTAAAAAATCATATCGACATGATCTTTGCAGAATATGTTTTCAAGAAAAAAGAAAAGAAAAAATTAATAATAATGCTAAAAAATATTATACAAAAAGATTTTTATACAAAGAAAAATAAGTGTTTTTCGTATAGGTATAATCTATTTGAAAACATGCAAAATTTTGGAAATCTAAAGTGGAAGAGAAAGGTAATTTACATATAAAAAAATGGCTAAAAAACCAATTATAAAAGAAAAAATAGAAAAGAATGAACTTATTCGTTTAATTGCTCAAGATTCGGATTTAAGTATGAAAGTTGTCCGAATAGTTTTAAATTCTACCATAGATACAATTGGAAGAATTTTAGAAAATGATAATTCATTAGAAATACAAGGATTTGGAATATTTTACATAACTGATCTTCCAGAACAGGATGCTTATGATCCTGTTAGAAAAATAAGATATACAAGACCAGCAACTAAAATGATAAATTTTAAACCTGGAAAAAACTTAAAAAAAATAATCAAATAAAATCGTAATTTCATTTAGGAAAATTCGGAGGTAGCAATATAAGGCTTCAGAATAATAAGGAAGGTGAAAATGGCAATAGTTCTTGATCAAATATGTCCCGCCATTGAGGTAACTGGTACTGGTGGGAGTATTGTTTTAACCTTTCCTACTGCTCCCGCTTCGGGCGCATTGGTTGTTGTTGGAATAAGCCAATGGGATAGTACTTATGGTATTACTAATGTTACAGATAATCAGGGAAATACTTATTACGAAGCAATTACAAAAGCAAATGCTGCTACATCTATTCTTAGTGCTATTTATTATGCAAAAAATGTAACCTCTAGTGGTACATTTATAATTACGGTTAATATAGGAACTGCTGGTATTGATAGTGCGGCGGGGGCAGTTTCTTATACGGGGGTTGATACAACAAATCCCACTAGTGGATGTGGAACTAATTTAGGTCTTGGTACTACCCCTGATTCTGGTAGCATGACACAGGCAAATAATGCTGTTTATTTTGCTAATTTGAATTATGCTGCGGCTACCACATCATCTTCTACTATTCCTTGGAATCAAAGATTTGTAGTGGATAACGCTGCTTTTGCTCCTATTAATGCAGAAGATTTATTTTCAACTGGATCACAAATTGCTCGTTGGACAATAGGATCGAGTGCAAATTATGTTGCTAGTATAGCGGCATTTAAAGAAGCAACTAGTACATCGGCAATAGTCGATGCTTCTGTATCGTTAGGGGGAATAGGTAATTTAACTTCAACCGGACAAATACCAAGCAATATTGATTTAAGTTTAGAGTATACGGTCTTAGCTGCTACAACTCGTACAAACACTACATTAATTAAACCAAACAATACTGTAGATGGAGATTTTTTACTTGCTTTAATTTATATTGAAAGCAGTAGTATAGCTGTTACTGCACCCGATGGTTGGAATCTTATATGCTCTAGTATGTCAAGTGGCAGTTCTTTTAGAAATATTTTATATTATAAACGCGCCAGCGGAGAACCGGCTGATTGGACATGGACACATGTTAATACTACCCCCGGATTTACCTGCGGATATGTAAAAAGATTTACGGGAGTGGTTGCGTCAGGCGATCCAGAAGATTGTACAAGAACGGTTAATGTGGGTAGTAGTACAACACCAATTTGGGATGCTGTTACAACTCTTACTGATGGCGCGGCACTGATAGGTATTGAGGGCAATTTTGTAACTGCGTCTAGGCGAACATTGTCTACTCTTACAGAACGGATAGATGGGGATGATGTATTTTTACAGGCTGATTTAAAAGGAACGGCTGGTAATAGCGGTTCTTTGGGGGCAACAGACTCTTCTACTGGCGAATGGATAGCACAACTTTTAGCATTAAAGCCAACAACAAGCGCATCGTCAGGAAGCCCAAGCGTTCTTAAGGATGTTATTTTTATTTGGCCCGGAAGCGCATCTACTATTCCTTCGGGGTGGTCAAGAGTTACAAGTTTGGATGGAATATACCCGTTAGGTGCTAGTTCGGGGAGCGATCCTAATACTACGGGTGGTTCAAATATTCATGTTCACACTACTGGAACTCATACTCACTCTGGAAGCGCACATATTCATACCGTTCCCAATTCTGGTTCTGGTGCTGGAAATACAAACAGAGATACCGGTACTGTAAGACCTCCTACTGCCCATACTCACTATAACAATCCAAGTACAGTTAATCCAACAGCAACTACGGGTAGTCAAGCGCCTACTTCTGGTTCAGTAAGTCTTGAACCAGATTTTTACAGTGTTATTTATATTAAAAGTGACGGCACTACAGATGGTTTATCAGGAAGTATTGTGGGATTGTGGAACAATAATACATCAACTCCTTCTGGATTCGCTTTGGCAGATGGTAGTGGTGGTAGACCAGATTTAAGAAATAAATTTTTAAGAGGTGCATTAACGGGGGGAGATAGTGGTTCAACTAGTGGTTCTGCTGGTCACTCTCATACAATCGATACTCATACTCATAGTGATAATTATGCTCATGCTCACCCTACCGTTACTAGTGCCAGCACTAATACCGCAATGGTTGGTGGCCCTATTAGTGGTACGGCTGTTCAAACTGCAACACAAGCCCATACACATGTTTTAACAATTGCAAGTCAAGCAACGGATGCAATTACTACAAATACGGATACTGCTCAATTTAGTAATAATGAACCTCCCTATATAAAACAAGCATTTATTCAAAATACAGGATCAATATCGCTTCCTGTAGGAATTATTGGTTTATGGACAGGTTCATTATCTCAAGTTCCTGCTAATTGGGTTTTATGTACTGGAGGAAGTGGAACTCCTGATTTAAGAGATAAATTTATTAAAAGTGCTAGTGCTTTGGGGGAAATTGGATTAACGGGCGGTTCTCTTACCCATACCCATACAGTAACAGGGCATAATCATGCAATTGCTACACATGATCATACAATTTCACACGCAAATGGTGCTGGTACGACTGAAACGGCAGGGGCAGTAGGTTGTGCTACAACTGCACATACCCACAGTTGGGCCAATGTTGGAGCTTCTGGCTCATTTTTGTCTACATCAACAACTCCAACAATATCAACTAATTCTTCTTTACCGGCATATTATACAGTTGCTTATATTCAATACCAAGGAAGCGGAAGCGGTGTTACAACTGTTTCCGGTTCTACTATATTAACGGGCAATACAGATTTAAGCACTATTGCACTAAATAATATATTATCGTTGATAAGTTTGGCGGGGAATGGAAATTTAACTTTATCATCCTTAGTAACATTATTAAATGTCATTAGTTTAAATGGAACAGGAAATTTAAGCTTAAGTTCTTTAATAAACATATTAGCGCAAACTATATTATCGGGAAAAGATGACATCTCATCTCTTGCTGTTTTATTGATTGCTGCTATTGCAACACTAACCGGAAATAGCGATATTTCTAGTATTCCTGTTTTGACTATTTTTTCTAATACGATTTTAAATGGAATTGGTTCTTTATTAGCAACGGCATTAGAACAAGCAGCAACAATAAGTGGATCGGCTATATTAACTGGAAGTCTTGATACAAGTTTGAATGCTTTAAATACTCTTATTGGACAATTAGCTATAGAAGGTAAAGGCAGTATAGATGCTCAATCTTTAGTAATTGCCTTGTTGCAATCTATAATGTCTGGTCGAGGCGATATTCAAGCAAATGTTTTATTATTAATTTCTACATTAATAACATTGGTTGGAAATGGCGATTTATCAACTATTTCACTTTTGACTACATTTGGAACAACTAGTTTAAGTGGAACTGGATTATTAGCTTCTTCGGGATTAATTTCTATTCTTGCTAATGCTTCAATTTCTGCAAAAGCAGATTTGTTAACTACCGCTTTACAAATTGCAGATGGTAGATTTATCGCTGATGGCAATGGAACTTTAAATGCCCAATCTTTGATAAATATTTTAGCACAATCAATAGTATCTGGACAAGGAAATATTCAATCTTCTGCAACTTTATTGATTGCTGCAATTTTAACTTTAACAGGCAATGGTGATTTAAGTTTAAGCGCAATTAATAGTGCTGTTGCAAATGCTATTTTAAACGCTAATGGAACTCTAACATCGATTGGGTTAAATAATATTCTTTCTGCCGGTGTTTTAAGTGGCAATGGCGATCTTATTACATCTTCTCTAATAATCATTCAATCTTTGATAAGTTTACTTGGTAGTGGAGATATATCAAATACTAGCCTTCCATTTTTAACTATACCATCAAATGCAATTTTAAATGCTTTTGGATATTTATTTCCTATATCTTTTATTCAAGGTCTGGTAGATGGTAGTGTAATTTTATCAGCAAATGGTGATTTGATAATAAGTGCATTAAATTTGATAACTGCCCAACCTGTTCTTTCTGGACAAGGTAATTTATCAATAAGTGCATTGAATCAAATATTTGGTCAAACTACACTTTCTGGACAGGGAATTTTATTATTAGAAATTTTATTGGCTATTTTAGGACAATCAATATTGTCTGGACAAGTTACTAATCAAGCCGAAGCAAAAATATTAATAGATTCGCTTACAAATCTAACTGGAAGGCTTGATCTATTACCAGTTGGATTTAATACTAATTTATCTTCAACTGTTTTAACAGGCGAATTAACTAATCTTGCTTCTGCTTTGCTGGTAATTAGTACTTTATCTACTTTAATTGGTAATGGAAATTTAGATGTTGCCTCAACTATAATTATACCTTCTTTTACAACTTTGAGTGGTATTGCGTCTTTGTTAGCAATATCTACAGTAGAAGGGTTAGTTGATGCATTGGCTATATTGTCTGGACAAGGTAATTTAACTTTAAGTGCATTAAATGCTATTAATGCTCAATTGGCGCTTTATGCAAGTGGTGATTTAAATGTTTTGCCAGTTTTAAATATTTCTGCATTTTCAAGTTTGAATGGAATTGCTTTTCTTATTGCAACTGGAACAATTGAAATAATTACTAATGTTGTAACAGGAAGTGCAATTTTAGCAGGAAGAGGCGATTTAATACTTTCTGCTTTGAATCTTGTAAATGGGGAAACGATAACAACAGGGCAAGCCATTTTATCAACACAAGCATTGGTAAATGTTTTATCAAATGCTATTTTATCAGGACAAGGTAATACTCAAGCATATGCAACTTTATTAGTTAGTGCAATAGGTGCTTTGTATGCTGCTGGTGCAATAATTCCAATAGGAACAATTCCAAGCGGAATTTTGCTGATTACTCCTTTATCTAGAACTTATATTATACGAGGTGAAGATAGAATATTTGTGATAGATGATGAGGGCCGAATTTTTTTAATAGATTTGGAAGATAGAGGATTTTCAATTGATTCTGAAAAGAGAATCTTAGTAGTTAACTCTCAAAAAAGAGATGATGAAATTTTAGATTAAATTAGAAATTATAGGAGGTAAATGAAATGCCATTTTCAACATTCGAGGGCACACAAATTATAGAACATATGTTCCGCAATCAGGCATATACGACTCCAAGCGCTATCTGGGCATCACTACACAGTTCTGCGCCAGATGGTAATGGAAGTGCAGAAGTTACTGGTGGTTCATATGCGCGGCAACAAGTAAGTTTAAATGCCGCATCTAATAAAAGTGCTGCTTCAGCAAGTACAATATCTTATCTCTATATGCCGGGAACGAACGTGACTCACGCAGGACTCTGGCATGCAGGAGCGGGAGGCAGTTTTCTTTTATCGGGATCGCTCAGCGCAAGTAAGGCGTGTAACAGCGGAGACACTTTTCAATTCGCGGCTGGAAATTTTGTTGTAACTTTAACTTAATATACAATATTTATTGTATAATCAATAAAATATAAAGGGATAGGGTCGCTCCCGAAAAACACTACTCCTGTGTTCTTCCCTTTATTTTTTATATAAAGGAGAATTTATATTAAGGAGAACAATTGAATAAAATTTCTGGAATATATAAAATATTAAATAATATAACAAATGATGTTTATATCGGACAAAGTAAAAATTTAAATCAAAGAGAAAAAATACATTTTTCTGTTCTTAAAAGAAGAAAACACGAAAATCCATATCTTCAAAATGCCTTTGATAAATATGGAGAAAAGAATTTTATTTTTGAAATTATTCAAGAATTGGAAAACGATCAAGAACAATTGAACTTGATGGAAATTTATTGGATTGCTTATTATAATTCTTTTAAGGACGATGGAGGAGGATATAATTTAACTAGAGGCGGAGATTGTATTATTTTATCCGAAGATACTAAAAAACGTATGTCAATTTCTAAAAAGGGGATAATACCTTGGAATACAGGTTTAAAAACTTCAGAAAGCACTAAAAGAAAACAATCTTTGGCTACTAAAGGAGTTCCAAAATCTGAAGAAACTCGAAAAAAAATGTCAATAGCACAAACTGGAAGAAAATATTCCGAAGAACAAAATAAAAGAAATTCAGAAAGACAAAAGGGTGAAAAACATTGGAATTTTGGCGGTCATCATTCAGAAGAAACCAAGAACAAAATTGGCGAAGGCAATAAAGGAAAAATTATATCCGAAGAATCTAAACAAAAGATTTCTATTGCTAATTCTGGAAAATATCCTTCTGAAGAGACAAAACAAAAGATGTCTGAATCACAGACTGGAAGAACACATTCCGAAGAGACAAAACAGAAAATGTCCGAATCTGGTAAAAAAGCATGGGCAAAACGCAAACAAGAACAACAAGAAAACGATTTAACCGAGAAGGGAGAATAAACATATGACAATAGATAACGCGTTCCAAAAAAGCCTTTCCGGTGTACTTGATTTTAAATTCGATTGGCGCGCAAAAACAAATGGCACAACAGGAGATGAAGAAGTCCAAGATTGGCTCTCTGTTGGAGAAACAATTTCAGCATATCAAATAACTGTTGATAATTCTATTTCAACAGGAGGTTCTACAGTACGATTAGCATTTGACAGTGGTGCAAATTCACTTAATGCAATGTATACTCCTAGTGTAGTTTTAGGTGGTTCTGATGATAGGGCATATTTTAGTGGATCGCCTGTAAATGCATATGTTGATATTTATTCTGTTCCATTGAATACATTGTTTGATGGAAGAAAAGTCACGGCAGTTGTGCGTGGTAAAGTAAAATCTGCTGCTACATCTTGGTTGGATTCAAACAACCATATTCTTCTAGCTATTTATACTTCCCCATTCGGGAATGATATAACAATAGATATTGGAACGGATGGTTTGCTTGAATGGACTATGATGACCGGTGGATTTCCTGGTATAATAAAAAGACAAGTATCTGTAAGTGATTTAGATTGGATGACGCTTGGATTAACTATATCACAAACTGCTGGAGAATTATGTGCTTACAAAGACGGTTTACAACAAGGCGCTCCTGTTACAGCGGGTATGAGTTGGTCAAATCCTTTGTGGGTAAATGGATGCTTTATTGGAGGCCCAAATTGGATAGGATGGGCCAGCGATTGTATTATTTCATTTGGCGTAGTTGCTACTTCTGCCCAAATGTTAGATATTTATACAAAGTTAGATTCTGGTATATTAACAAGTACCGACCTTGATATAATATTTGGTATTGATAATTATGCCGGGTGGAAATTAGACGAAGATTCTGGTATAAATATTGATAGTAGTTCTAAAACTGATTCTGATACCAGCATTACAGTGTGGTTAAGTGGAGGCGAAATTTTTAAAAATTATAAAGTTTCTTGTCGCATAACTACTTCTGCGAGTCGAACAGATGAACGAAGTATAATTGTAAGTGTCGTAGATCGTTAATTATAATAAAATTTTGATTTTATATCCTTATATGATGAGGATGAAAAGGAGGATTATTTAATGGCTTTAACTTTTATTCCAGGCGGGGCTGGAAGTTATTCTTGTATTAATTCCGATATTTCAAGCGGTTCTGTAACAGGAGCTAGATTTATTGGGGCAAAACTTTATGTAGAAGATACTGGCCTTTGGTATATTGTTTCAGCAAATGGAGGATTAGTTCCATTTTCTCAGCAAGTAAATACTGGCCCTGATTTAGTAACAGGCGCAAAAACTTTAAATTTAACTTTGGCATCAGGAGCAGGACAAGCCCCCATTGCTGATACTTCAAAAACCTTGGGTATTTATATTACTTCGTCTTCTGCTGCAATTATAGGATTAGAACCTGTTGCAATTGCTGCTGGTTCTGCTGCTGGTTCTGCTTTATCTGGAAGTTGGACTACTGGTATTCAGTCTCCTTCAGGAATTTGGAATTTTTATAATATTGGGTATGGGGTAAGTCGGATATTATATATACGTGCCGGTGCAAGCGATACATTTAAATTAATTCAAATGTAAATAAAACTCAGATTTTATTATTTTAAAATGTAAATATAAAGGAGGACAATGAATGAATTTTACAATACAGCCAGAAGATATTCCTTTTTTAATTGTGGTACTTACTGCGTTAGTAGCAATGATTTTTCAATTGGGCTTTATATTTACTAAACAAACAAGAAAAGCTAAAAAACCAATTCGTTTTATAACAATATTGTCTCTTTTATATATAATTATTTTTTATACTGGAGCAATTATACAAGATATGCCGTATTTAGGGCATGGATTGGTGGCATCTGTTGGATTTATATTTGTAATTATACCTCTTATTGCTGATTGCATTGCTGACTGGAGACGGGAAAAATGAATTATGAGTTTTTAACAATAATTGTAGCGATATTCATTGGAATTGCGAGTATTAGTACATCCATTCTTGTTGCTCTTAGTGGAGTAAAAAAGTCACAGATAACTAGTTTAAATGAAACCGTTGCAACATTAGGAAAAGAGAATGAACGATTGCGAGAAGATGTTACTAAATTAGAAAATTATAATGAACAATTAAAAAATGAACGAGAAACATCAAGACAACTTAGACAAGAAAAAGAAAACAAATTATTTTCTAGTTTTGAAGAAAAAATAGCGAGTTTAACTAGAAGTATTGAATTTTTAGAAAAAGAAAATGCTGATTTAAAACAAAAAATTATTCAATTAGAAAAAGATTTTAAACTCCAAACAGATGTTTTAACAGAAACTATTAGGGTTTTAAAAAATGAAAATACTCAATTGCGAGAGAATATTGTTAAATTAATAAATGATAATATCGAATTGAGAAAAGATTTAGAAACATCAAAAACTCATCGCACAGAAAGAGACAAAGAGATTGCCATTTTACAGGGCGATATAAGACAATTACAAATAACATTGGGAGAACGTAATTGTGAAATTGAAAAAATGGAAAAACAAATAGAAATTTTGCAAGATATAAATAAAGAAAATAAAATTTGAAAGGTAGGTAATCATGAGTAAAGATTTCTACTTTCAAGAAGGTGTTTTGAAAGAATTAAAAAAAATAAGAAAATTATTAAAAAAGATATATGAAAAGGAGAAAAAAATGGATGCTGAATTAGAGGCCTTGATTGCCCAAGTTGCGATTACTCAGGGAATAGAACAAAGTGCGATTGCTTTAATAGCTGGTATTGCCGCACAATTGGCAGACCTTGCCGAACAATTAGCCGATGAACCTGCTGAGGCTGCTAAAATTTTGGAATTATCGAATAGTTTGAAATCTAGTGGTGACGCTCTTGCTGCGGCTGTTGCTGCAAATCCACTTCCTCCAGTTGTTTAATATTTTTGCCTCTTGACAAAAATAAAAAAGTATGATATACTATAATGGGCAGGGTATATAAGTATACTTATATACCTACCCATTATAATAAAATTTTCTCGGAAGAGGAGGAAGGAGAGAATATATGGCTTTAATAGTAATTCCAGATAAACATATTTCTTATCAGTGTTTAAGTACTGATATTTCTGGTAGTAAAGTTCCGAATGCTTCTTATATTGGTGCAAGCTTGTATGTATCAGATTGGGATAGATGGTATAGAGTTTTAGATGATTTAAGTTTATCCCCGTTTAATTATTATGATGTAGATAATATTACAGGAGCTATAAAAACAATAGATTTTGCACATCATGAAGTACATGATGGAGATTCTTATATGTATCATGATGTTGTTACTATGGGTAGTGGGAGTGTTGTAGAATATATGATTATAACTCCCAATACGAGTGAATGGGCGCATCTTGGTCATAGTCTTGATTCAGTCGGGCCTATTACGACGGAAGTTATAGAGGCTTCTGGTAGCAGAAGTGGTAGTACAATTCAGGTAACATATAATAGAAATAGAAATTCAACTAATGTACCCGGAGTTAAAGTTTATAAAATTACAACTGGATCAGAGACTATTACGGGGTCAAGAATTGTTTGGTGGTCTGGTGGTACAGATACCAATAAAACTACTAATGGTACGCAGGTTGGTTCAGCAAATGAAAAAATATTAAAGCAAAATACCAGATATATTTATCGTCTTACTTCTGGTATGGCATCTAATGTTGTTTCTATTTCTTTGGATTGGTACGAACATACTAATAGATTTTAAAAAAAAGGACATTATGGATTCATTATTATTTAATGAAATTGTAGAACGAAAGAGAACTAAACAACCGCATGATCATTTTTGGCCCGAACTAGCAAAAGAATATGGATTTTCTTCACCAGAGGCTTTGCGCTCGTCATATAGGCGAATGAGAAAGAACTTGGGAGGGGCAACCAGGGAGGAGAAAGCCCCTCAAAATATAAAAATATTAATTTTTGATATTGAAACTGCTCCGATGCTTTGCTATACATTTGATTTATGGGATCAAAACATCGGAGTAGATCAAATTGTTTCTGATTCTTTTCTTATTTCCTGGTCTGCAAAAATGCTGAATGAATCTAAAATTTATTCCGATGTGCTTACTTCTGAGGAAGCCATAGCGGGAAATGATTATAGAATTGTAAAAAGTATATGGGAATTATTAAATACTTGTCAGATATTAATTGGACAAAATATTAGAGACTTCGATTTAAAAAAGTTGAACGTTCGATTCCTATATTATGACATTCCTCCAATTTCTAGAAGTCAAATTATTGATACTTTAGTTATTGCAAAACAGAATTTTGCATTTCCTTCGAATTCTCTCAAATATTTAAATAATTTTTTGGGTATAAAACAAAAAATAGCCAATGAGGGATTTATGCTTTGGCGTAAATGTATGCAAGGTGATGAAAAAGCATTAAAAAAGATGGATAAATATTGCAAGGGAGATATCGCCGCCACAGAAGATTTATATTATCGTATTCGCCCATTTATTAAAGGACATCCCAATTTAGCATTATATTTTGAATCAAATGAATCTCGTTGCCCAAACTGTAGTGGACTTGATTTAAAAGCCGAAGGAATTTATTTTACTCCTGCTGGTAAATGGACTTCTTTAAGATGCAATGAATGTGGAGCATTAAGTAGATCAAAACAAAATTTACTTAGTGTTGAAAAGAGAAAAACATTAAAGGTGAATTAATGTCAGATATAATTATTCCCAAAAGAGGAAATAGGGCAGGAATAAAAGATGGTAAACGTGTTGCAAGAGTTAAAGATGTGCCTATCCCTGCCAAACTAAGCAATGTAAAAGTTATTTATTGTAGAAAATGCATGAAGAAATCAGCAGCAAAGAATTTTTATGAAGCTACAGATATTTTTCTTGACAGCAATGGTAAAATGAGCATATGTAAATACTGCATAGAAGATATGTATCAAAGATTTATGCTTTCTGAAGGTTCTATAGATAGAGCAATTTTAAAACTTTGTAAAGTTCTAAATGTAAAATTTGATGGAAATGCTTTAGAAACAACAATGGGATTTATCGAAAGGTTAGAAAGTAAAGGAAAAATTACCGAATCGACTTTTGGGATATATCGAAGAAGTATAAAAGATGGTGGAAAAAATGCTTTAGGTAATCCTATAGATTCTACTTATGTTGAAACAGCACGATATTTACCCGATGATAGTTTGGTAGATTATGAACAAACTGATTTAGATTATTTAGCTAAATTTTGGGGTACTAATTTTACTGCTGAAGATTATGAATTTTTGGAAGAGATTTTTTCTGAATGGAAAAAAACTCATAAATGTGATACTAGAGCAGAAGAAACTTTGTTGAAAGAAATTTGTCATGTAGAATTAAAGATTAGAAAAGCAAGAATAGAAGATAAATCAACAGCGTCGTTAGTAAAAGAATTACAAGATTTGATGAAAACTGCTAATGTTGATCCTGCTAAAGCTGCTATTGCGGGAGCGGGGAAAAGTCAAGATACGTTTTCTTCGTTTATAAAAACAATAGAAGAAAATGAACCTGCTGATTTTTATAAAGATAAAGATTTATTTAAAGATTTTTTTAATATTGATTGGTATTTCAAAAAATATATAACTCGTCCTCTCAAAAATTTTCTTTTACAATCGAGAGACTTTAATGTTGAAACGGAAGATGACGAAGATGAGTTTGATATTTCTGAAGTAAATGAGGAAGAATTATAATGCCGGGAAGCGCACGACCATACCAAAACGATTTAAGAAAATATGCAAAAACGGGAGATATATTTAGAACTTCTAAAGATATGATTCGCCATAGGGAAATGGATTTTCAAAGAACTAAAAGATATAAAGCGTGGATCACCTTTTTCAGAAGAAATCCGGTAGCCCTAATTGAAACTTACTTTGGTATTCATTTACATCCTTTTCAAATATTAATGATTTGGGTTTTACAACGTAGTAATTTAGCGTATATAGTTGCAGCAAGAGCAGCAAGCAAAACTTGGATTATTGCAGTTTGGGCATTGACATTAGCTGTTTTATATCCTGGTATAAAGATTGTTGTTTGCGCTAAAACAATAAAACAAGGCGGTATTTTATTAAGTGAAAAGCTAACTGCTTTGCGAGATACTTATCCTAATGTAGCCAGAGAAATAAAGCAAATTGTAATGAATTCTAATGATCAAATAGCTTTGTTTCATTGCGGAAGTAGTATAAAAGTTGTACCATCAACTGATAGTGCGAGAGGCAACAGGGCCAATTATATTATTATCGAAGAAGCCCGATTAGTTCCGAAAGAAATTCTTGAATCGGTAATTAAACCTTTTTTGGAAGTTAGAAATCCTCCTTATCGTTTAAAACCAGAATATGCAAATGATTCTTTATTGAAGGAAGAAGGAACAATATCTTATATTACTTCAGCTTGGTATACGGCAGAATATTGGTATGAATATGTAAAGACTTGTATAAAAAGAATGGTCAGAGGAGATGAAACTGCTAATTTCTTAGCATTTGATTATTTGATTACGATTTTCCATAATATTAAGACAGAAGAAATGATTAAGAATGAAATGTCTGATATGGATGCTGTTTCTGTACAAATGGAATATTATAATATTCCTTCTGGCGCAAGTGGCAAATCTTATTTTAAACCCATTTTGTTTCCAAGAAATATTAAAAAAGCTTGGTATCCTCAAAAAGAAGATACTTATAATGCAAAACATAATCCTTATGATATAAAAAAGGTTGATGGAGAAATAAGAATTATTTCGGTTGATGTCGCTGCCAGAGCAAATAGAGTAAACGATCAAACTATTATATCTCCAATCAGAATGATTCCTCTTTTAGGTAAAGGATATAATCGTCAACTGTCTTATATGGAATCTCATAAAGGTTCTAATACTTTAACACAGGCTAAAAGAATTAAAGAAATATTTTTTGATCTTGATGCTAATTATTTAGTACTTGACTTACAAAATATCGGAATCGGAATTTTTGACGCATTAAGTCAAGTTACAATGGATGATGAAAGAGGAATAACTTTTCCTGCTATGACAGTAGTGGGAGGAGAATTTGAAATTGTTGAACAAAAATTACGAGACGAATTGAGAAATAGAACTTTAGGAGTTGGGGCAATTCCAGTAATATTTCCTATTTTAGCTAGTCAAAATTTAAATAGTCAAATTGCAGTTGCTTTTAGATCATCTTTACAAAAGAAAATGTGGAATTTTCTTAATGATGATGGGAGTGCCGAGGACTATTTAATAAAATCTAATAAGGAATTTACTTCAAATCCAAATGATTCTTCTTTATTTTCATTTTTTCTCAATCCTTTTGTGCAAACAGGATTATTTATTTCGGAATGTATTAATCTTGATATGAGTTTGGTAAATGGATTAATTAAATTAACTGAAAAACCAGGATGTTATAAAGATAGATATAGTTCTGTAAGTTATGCTAATTGGATAATACATAATGCTTTTGATCCCTCATTATTAAAGGAAAATGTTGAAGATGATGAATGGTCTATAATAAGTGGATTGACAATGTTTGTCTAATTGGATGGATAGATTATTTAAATGATTCGAAGCGTTTATATAATTGAAAGGGATTTCCTTCCTAATCCTTTCCATCCGAGTTTATTTAGGAAGAATATAAATTGAAAGGAAGGATAAAATGACAAGAGGTATAAAACATAATTATAAAGAAATTAAAGATTATATAGAGCAATTTGGATGTAAACTTATAAGTACTGAATATAAAAGTATGGATGATAAATTAACAATAGAATGTGTTTGTTTAAATAAGTGGGAAACTACTTTTTATAGTTTTAAAAATACTTGTCATCATCGATGCCATGATTGTTCTAATACACAAAGACTTACGTTTGAAACTGTAAAATCTATTATTGAAAATTTTGGATATTATTTATTAAGCATAGAATATAAGAACAGTATTACTCCGTTAATAATAAAAGATAATGATAATTATTTATATTATATTTCTTTTAGTGATATTTTTACTGAATTTAAAAGAGGGGCTAAACCTCATGTATTTGTTCCTTCTAATATTTTTGTTATAGAAAATATAAAATTATGGATTAAATTAAATAATAAACCATTTGAACTTATAAGTCAAAAATATATAAATAAAAACGATAAAATAGATTTTTATTGTTGTAAATGTAAAAATGTATTTGATGTATCATTAAATAATTTAAGATGGCATCAAAAAGGATGCCCATATTGTGTCGGTAAAAGGGTTTCCATTAAAAATAGTTTATATGAAAATTTTAAAGAATTGTCTTTAGAGTGGGATTATTTAATTAATAAAGGAAATCCAAAAGATTATAGTTATGGTTCTCATTATAAGGCTGGATGGATTTGCCCTGATTGTGAATATAAATGGTTTGCTAGTATACACGATAGAACTAATAATAAATCGGGTTGCCCTTGCTGTAGAAAATCTAAAGGAGAATTAATTATACATAAAAAATTAACTTCTTTAGAATTGTATTTTATTTCTCAATATAGATTTATTGATTGTAAAAATGAAAGATCATTACCTTTCGATTTTTATTTGCCGATTCAAAATGTATGTATTGAATATCAAGGCAGACAACATTATGAATCTGTAAATGCGTGGGGCGGCGTAAAAGAATATGATAAAATTAAATTAAACGATTCTATAAAAAAAGAATACTGCAAAAAAAATAATATAAAATTTTTATCTATTTCTTATTTAGATTTTAAAAATATTGAAAAAATTCTTGAAGATGCCCTAAATCTTCGAGGAAGGGAGATTTATGGCACGAACTAAAAAAATAAAAGAATCATCGGAAATATTGTTGTCGGAATCTGATGTTTGGAGCATAGTTGAGTTTGCTAGAGGAATGAGTGGGGCGTATAATGGAATAACAACGCCTGACCTCATTAGCAGTCGTCTTAAAGAACTTACTTTGAACCCGTTAGCTCCAACAGAAGATACTTTAAATAAAGCCCTTGCTAACCCGCGTGAAAATGAAACTCTTTTACAAGAATTTAGCCAATCTTTTGAGTTGCAAAGCCAGCCCTTTAAGAGGCTCCTCAGCTTTTTAGGGGGATTCCTTTCTTGGGACATGTCATATACATGTATTAATGCGACATATAAAGATTATTCTTCAAAAAAATATCAAGATGATTTAAAAATTGTTTTTAGTTTTCTTGATAAATTTGATTATAAAAAAGAATTTGCTGTTGTAGTCAGAGAACTTTTACGCAATGAAGCATATTTTTGTGCTTCTAGATTTGAGGGAACTAAATATGTATTACAAGAACTTCCCGCTTCGCCTGTTTTTACAAAAATAACGGGCAGATTCGATTTCGGACTTCTTTTTAGCATGAACTTATATTGGCTGATTCTTCCCGGCATTGATTTGGACATGTATCCAAAATTCTTCCAACAAAAATATAAGGAATTATGGGAAGGAGGAGGACAAACAGGATTAAGATTATATGATCCTTCTTTACCTCCTGAACTTAGAGGACAGTCTTCGTGGGTACTTTGGCAAGATATCCCAATTGACGTAGGATGGTGCTTTAAATTAAATCCAGAAATAGCAACTAGAGTTCCATATTTTAGTCCATTGTTTAATGATTTAATTTTGCAAGCATTAATGAGAAATTTGCAGAAAAATATCAATATGGCTACAGCAAATCGTTTACTAGTTGGGCAAATTGGTATATTAAAAGACAGTACTGTAAAGCAAAAAGACCAATTCAATATTTCACCGGCTCTTTTGGGCAACTTCTTAGCATTATTAAAAAGCGGATTTTCAGAAGCAATTAAGGTTGGGGCAGCACCTCTTGAAAACATGCAACAAATTGCTTTTCAAGCCGAAAACGATGTCTATGACTCGTACTTAAAAACTACATTGGCTTCTAGTGGTGTTAATACAAACTTAATTTTTACAAGTAATATGCGCCCTAATATTATGGAAACTCAATTAAGTTTGAATACAGACGAACAACTTATGATGGCTTTATATCCTCAATTCAATGCTTTCTTAGAATATCAAATAAATAAATTAACAAAATTCTATAAATTTAAGTTCGAATTCGAAGGCTCCTCGTTTTTTAATAATCGTCAACAAAGATTTGAAAAAGCAATGATTTTACTTGATAAAGGAATAGTATTGCCTCAGAAAGTAGCCGCTGCTATGGGGATGTCGCCTATGGACTTCCAACGACAACTTGACGAAGCTAGGGCTACAGGATTTGTAGATAATCTTACGCCTATAATTTCTGCCTTCCAACAATCGCCTAGTGCTGGTCGTCCTCCAAAAGAGGAAAGTGATTTGGGGGATTCGGGCGAACAAACAAAAGGAAGTGGTGCAAATATAGGTCGCGGGGGAAAAAATAAATAAAATGGAGGTTTTATTGGGATTGTATCCCCATATATAACGGTTAATCTATCGTTAGGTTAACTGGCCTCGTATATGTAAAATAATCATAATTTTCATAAAAGATTTAGGAGGAAAAAATGGCTCAAAGAATTACTGCTTCACAAGCAACTAAAATAAATAGAATGAATCGTGCGGCACAAGATGTTGCATTGGGTACTATTATTAGACAGATGGGAAATATTGCTACAGGTAGTCATACCGTTACTGGCGCACAGCAAAATGCTAGTGCTATCGTTATTGATACTACTTTAGGTTCTTCGACTGGACAAATTGTTCAACTTTATCGTGGTGGTTCTCCGATTTTTACTAGCGCCAGCGCATTCAGAGTTGTAAATAGTGCTGGAAGTATTACTATTACAGGTAGTTATACTGGTGTAAGTGGGCTATTGATTTCTGCAAGCGATATTGTAAATTGGATTGCTTTCAAAGCTTAAATAGATTGATATGAAAGGAGGTAGTCTATAAATGAGATTATCTTCAGTTTTAAATAGTGCTTTAAATGAACAAATACTTAAAGAATATCACAATATGCTCCTTTATAGGCAAATTGAATCCTACTTTCAAGATTTTCAATTAAAGGGTTTGGCGGGATATTTTGCAAAACAAGCCGAAGAAGAAAAAGGCCACGCATTAAAATTTACTAATCATATTAATGACCGTACGGGTGGAAAAGTGACATTGGGAGATATTGATGCTCCCAATGTTGCACTATCCGATTTTTCTTCTATTGGTGATGAATATGTTAAATCGGAAGAAGGAACTACAGAAAGTATTGAGGCTTTATATTTTCTTGCTTTGAATGAACAAAGTTTTATAGATTTAGGATTTTTAGAAGAAATGCTTAATGAACAAGTTGAAGAAGAAGACTCTGCTCAGGAATTTTCATTGCGAATTAAAGCAGTAAAGGATATTGTATTATTTGATGCAACGTTTGGGGAATAAAAATGTATATAATTAATCCTACCCAAGAACAACTTGATTCTTGGTATAAATGCAAAGAAAAAATTGCTAAATTTTTAATATATAAATGTAGTCTCCCATTAGTTGCTAGAAAAGGTGATTATTTTTATTTCGTAAAAACCGAACAATGGAAATTGGCAATAGCAAAATTACCATTATGGGATAAAATTGTTGAAAAATTTTGAGAGTGAAATTATTCCTCTCGAAAGGAGGAATATATTGGTGTGAATAAATTTATAAATTTTGAAGTTGAAAGTACAGAAATCATAGAAGAAAATCCAGATTCTCAATTTGCAACTGCCCGAATTCAAGCATTTAGTTCAGATAAAAATAGGCATGATATGTATTGTTCTGAAGATGTTCTTCAAAAAACCGCTTCAACAATATATGATAAGCCAATTTTATATTCTATTGATCAGGTATTAAATGATTTCTACACTCACACAGAAGCAGGAAAATCATTAATTGCCGGATTTGTTGTTCCTAATAGTGCCGAATTTATAAGATTGTCGGATTCTAGATTGGCTCTTAGTGTTTTTGCAAAAATATGGAAACGCTATGCGCCCAAAGTGATAGAGTTGTTCCAAAGAGATTCTTTAAAAAATAAAAAAGTTTCTGTAGAAATGGAACTATTTGATTCCGAAGAAAAAAGCGATGGCCTTATTGAAATGAAAGATTTTGCTTATTCTGGAATTACTTTGTTAGGAGATTTTATAACAGAAGCAAGTCCGGGTGCAAACATGCAGATGCTTTCTTTTTCTGAGGCAAATGAACAATTTAAAGAAGATTATCAAATTGAATTTGGAAAATATGAAGATGAGATGAGTTTTAATATTCCATCTGAAGTTCAAACTAATGCTAAAAAAGGTTTAGATTTATATAAGAAATTTGAACGTGGTGGAAATTCTGTATCTGTTGCTCATGCAAAACATTTGACTACAGATAAAAAATCTACTCCTGAAAAAGTTCGTCATGCCCATAAATATATGGCTAAACGAGGCAGTAATAAATTTGATGAAAAGAATCCAACTAATAATCAAATTACATTTATGCTTTGGGGCGGCGAGGAATCAATCGATTGGACAAGTTCTTTAATTGAAAAAATGGGTGCTATGGATAGTAGACATACAAGTTATTTTGGCGAAGGAGGTATTATGCCATACGGATCATTAAAAGATGTTAATCCGGCCCTAAAAGGAATTGAACCTCCTGTCAGTCTTGGTCAAGCCAATGAAATCGCTAAACAGGCAGATGCAATTGGTTCTGATGAAAAAAAGAACGGATGGTCTATAGCCATTTCCCAATTTAAGAAAAATCATAAAGTAGAAGATGGGCATTGGGTTAAAAAGGAGGAAAAAATGGCTGAAGAAGAAAATAAACCTGAAAAGGAGGAAATGAGTGTGGAAAAAGACGAAAAAGTAGAAGAGGAAAAAATGGCTGAAACTCCAGCAGAAGAAAAAAAGGAAGACCCTGAGGAAGAGAAGAAAGAAACTCCTGAGGAAGAAAAGAAAGAAAATATGTCTCTGGATGCTTATCTTGATGTTGCTGCAACCTTAGCTTTTCTTAAGGATGAAACCGAATCATATAAAGAAGTTGCTGCTGAATTTGCTAAACCAGCAGAAGAAATGAATTATGCAAAATGCATGGGCGCTATGTATGCTTTTATGTGTAAAATGGATGCTATGTGCAAAATGGCAGAAGATAAGGCAGCCAAAGAAGAAGAAGAGAAAAAGGCTTATATGGCTGAGAATGAGCAACTTAAGAAATTTAAAGCAGAAGAAGAACAGAAACAATTTAAATTTGCTGTTGATTCAACTCTTAAATCTATTGAGGAAAAAACTCAAATTCCAGCAGATGAGTTAGAATCTCTTCGTGAGAAATCTAAAGAATTTACTATATATACTCTTGATGCATGGACTAATCTTGCAAAAGCGCGTGGGTTAGATTTTGCTCTCAAGGGAGATAAGAAAGATGATGGCGTAAAACGCTATGGTTTACCATTTCCGGGTGAAGGACGAAAAGTTTCTAGTTCACCTTGGAGTCGTCAATAATTAATTTTATTCATTTATTTAAAAATAGGAGGTTATATATATTATGGCAGTTCATGGTGTGTTAGTTCCTAATAAAATCATGGCGACTAATGTAGATTCGCTGAATCGAACCGCAGTAAGTGGTTCTGATATTGATAACGGTATGGTGTTTGCTCTTTACTCTCTTTCAAGTGGTTCTGGAGAGGGCGAAGTTTGGATGACCGAAATGGCTTTGACTGGTTCATTGGCTGGTGTTTGGATGGCATATAGCCCCGAAGTTGTAAGTATTTTTTCTCCCGATGGGCTAACTGAATACAAAGGCATTAATGCTGATCCTCGTAACTTTTATGTTAAGGCTGGTCAAATGGTTGATTGCTTTAAGCCTCAGGCAGGAGATATTATTACGATGAGTGTTGAATGCTTTACTGCCGCAAGAAGTACGAATACCTATGCTACTGTTACAACCGGTTCTAATCAGTTAGTTTGGGCTTCTGGTGGTGTCGGTATTCAGAATGCGGCTGGTGTTTTCAAATATCTAGCAACGGATTATTTCTCAATTGGTTCGGGTAGTGTAATTGGTTCTACTCAACGACAGACCGCCTACAGAGTACAATGTCTGTTTAACTAGGTTTGGTCATAATTAATTAAACAAGGAGGATGTATAAAAATATGAAAGTTCCTACGAATGTATTGCATTTTGCAGGTGAAAAAAATTTAGCTCCTTATAGCATGTTCTATGATTATTACAATCAATATCGTGCTGGTAATGGTGCTAAAGTCGAATTCTCCAAGACTGATGACAAGGGTAATCCGATCAGTTTTGAGGAAAAAGAGGCGTTGATGAACGCTGCTCTGAAACGAGAAATTCTTCGTGTTTCCAGTATTCAGAATTTTGCAGAGTTTCCTCTTGAGGCGTGGGTTACTAATCCTATGCTTTCTTGGGCAACTTTTGCTGTTGTAAGTGCAATGATTGATATGATTCTACCCGAATCTATTATCGATACTATTGGTGCTTATGCTGAAGTTCGGACTATTGGTTGGGGTGATACGGCTGTGTTTGATGT